TTTTGCGCCCAGTCATTTGTGCCGCCGAGTACTGTTATCAAATCCATTGGCGTTGGAATTGCATTAATTCGAGCATCTTGACACATTGCGGTAGTGCTCCCAGATGCGCCGCTTAATGTTGTCACAGATACACCAAAATTTGTATGAGTCATCCCTAATGACATTGCTACATTTGGCTGCCACGCATTTTGGTTGGTAATGCTATCGCCAAGTGACGCCCACAGCTTTCCAGCCCATAGCGTTACAGGAGTCGAGTTAACAGGGAAAATAATCTCGCCATTGGTTAGCGCTAAATTGTATCCGTAGGCTTGATATGCCGTTGCCGATGCCCCGATTTCAAGTTGGAAGCTGGTGATATCTACCGTAGACAATGTGACGCGAACGAACGCTACACCTGAGGGAGCAGTAAATGCGAATGACGCAGCAGATGCGCCACCAGCAACTACGTTTTTATTCGCGTCAAAATAGGTGGTAAAGCGCATCCCATTACCGCCAGACCCTTTTCCGTAGTACTGTGTTCCTGCAACTACAGGAATAAAGTCAGAAATCGCGAATGTAGGCTGTGTACCGACAATCGTTCCATCCGACCCCATAAAGCTATTCGCAACAAACCCCGATGCAAACCGATTAAAGCGATTTTTTCCTACTTGAAAGAAGTTAGTCTTTAACGGAGATACAGCACTATCTGCAAGTTTTGCATTAGTCACTGCCGCTGCTGCGAGCTTTAAGCTGGAAATAATCCCGTCAGCAGGAATCGGCGGGATTATCAACTCACCGTTTGGGCCGTAGACCATGAAACCAAATGTCTCATAGGCGGTTGATGCGCTTCCAAGTTCAAATTGTGCTGCCGCAAGATCAGCGGTGCTGAAAGTCAGTCTGACATAAGAAACACCAGCCGGAACGGTAATCTGCGTGGAGTTTGCACTTGCTCCCCCAGCGACAAAGCCCTTTCCTGAATCGAAAAAGGTTGTGAAGCGCATGGTTTTATTTGCCGTATATACAGATCCAGATTGCACCTTTATATAATCCGTTACGAAAAATGTCGGCTGTGATCCAAATATTCCGCCGTCCGCACCCATAAACGAATTTGCGAGGATTGTCGCTTTATTGAAAAGGTTCCTACCGGGCGTTATAAAGTTTGTAAGGTCAGGAGAAATCGAGCCAATTGCGTGCATCAGGTTCGTTAAAGAACGCGCCTTTATCTCGGATGGGAGAAGATAAACACCATACGCCTCATATGATGTAGTGACAGATCCAGCCTCAATCTGGAAGTTTGTATTTATTGCTGAAAAGGATACTCGTATAAATGCCGCACCTGCTGGTGCAGTGAGTGTGTGATTTGTATCTGTGTTAGACGTTCCGGATATGAATACCTTCGCTGAGGTATACCATGCGATATAGAATTTCTCGGACACGGTATAAACCGACCCTGCAACTACCAGGATGTAGCCTGAGCAGTTATATAAAGCATTGACTTGCAACGCCCCAGTTGTGGCCAGAACAAAGTTACCGGGCGCAAAATCCGAGGCGGAGGGATTGAATAAGTTTTTACCTATTGCAAGATCAGCCTTTAACAGCAAGGAAGAGATAACTGCATCGTATGCTGACTTGCTAGGATATGTGGCAATCAGTGTTGATACAGTCACGGCATCGATCCTGCGATACTCGTACGCCGCGATAGAGCCTGTTCCTTGAACCTTGAAGTACGCGCCATTGGCTACCGCAGCGCGACCAGTTGGCTCGTCCACATAAACACCAGCCTGAATCAATGATGCATCACGCGCGGCCTCTGCTGCCGTTTTAGCAACGGCAGATAGACCGGCTTGTGTCGTAGAAATTACAGCCTGCTCTGTGGCAATTATCACCTGTGGAGCGACAGCCGCAATACCTGCTGCGGCGCCTTCGATTTGCGCCTGTTCTTTTGTCGCGCCCTGGTGAATAATCCATTTCCCAGCCGCATAATCAGTAGCAAACACGCCAGCGATATGCGCCATCATGCTGCGATAAATAATCCCGCCCTGCGAAGCTAACACTTCCGCGTTATAGCTTGCCCCGGTTGCCCATGCGCCCATATCTGGATAGACCAGCGGCACATCTGCCAGGCCAAGCGCAGCGCGAGCAGTGGCAGATGTGCCATCACCACCTAGCAGACCGCGCTGAAAATCCAGCGTCTGACCAAGTTTTGCTTTGAACTGCGCCTGAGTAACCGCAGGGTCAAGCAATTCGGAATTTGCGGGTAAAGTCGGCATGATTCGTCCTTATAAAGTTGATTTGGTAAATTCGGTTGAGTAATTCCAGGTCGTGCCGCCCCACTGGTCGCGTGCGCAGACGCGCAGGTAATAGGTCACGCCTGATGTCAGTCCGGCAATAACGCAGTTATTCGCTGTACCGGTATAAGCCAGCGTGCCCGCGCCAGGCGTGAATCCGCTGGTGGTGCTGATATGCGCCTGGTAATCCTTGAGATCTGTATCGGTATGCGCAGTCCATCCAAGCGTAATATCACCGACGGTCGCAACTGCACCGAGACCCATCACGGCGGATGGGATCGGATTGCTGAAGGCGATCTGCGAATAACCGGATAATTGACCGTTTGCACTTGCGGCGACCTTCAGCTCGAAATCGCGCCCAACATAACCATCGGTGATCGCATCTGCCAGCGAGTAGCTGAATTGAGTTGCAGTGGTCGTAATTACATGACGAAGCACACCGCCGGCCCATACATCTACATCGTAAAAAGCCGCGCCCGCAACCGCTGTCCATTGCGCAGTAAAATTCAGGCCGGTGAATGGTAGTTGCAGACCGAGATTCGCAGGGCCAGAAGGAAGTCCGCCAGTGACGATATGCGTGTAGGTGTTCACGTCAGCTAGATTTTCTTCCGCCTGCCCCCAAAGGTTGAAGCTGGTGAATTTGAAATACAGTGTTTTACCGACCAGATTGGCTGCAAGCGATTGTTTATAGATAGCCTGATCCAGCCGGGCAAAAGCCGCACCGACACTATGTGAGGCTGGCGTTGTGCCATATAAGCCACGGCGCAGATAGCTTAACGAGTAGCGCTGTGCGGCGGTCAGTGCAGCATCGCGGTAGGCGAATAATTCGCCGCCCAGGTAGCACAGCGTAATATAAGCATCCACATCAAACTGGCTGCCACCGTGCATCTGATCGGTGGTGAGTAAATCCGCGATGACGGTATTCGTCACATCAGGATTCGCCGTCGGCGCAGCAATCGCAGTGTTCAGCGTGCCGTAGCGCGCGCCGCCGACGATCTGACCGGTCTTCTGATAGCTCGACCCGTCTAGCGACAGCCAGATATTGCAGCCGCCCCAATTAACTCCACCGGCGACCGCACACCAAAGCTCATTGATACCGTTTGTCAACGCCAAAGGTGGCTCAATCATCAACGGCGCAGTAACGTGTCCAGGTGCAGCGGAAGCATTCGGCATTCCGCCGGTCGTCAACTGGCCATTACCCAGCATGGCAGAGGCAGACACGCCATAGACCAACTCTTCAGCCAGTACGGTTATTTCACCATCTTCGGCCTCATCGGTACTGATGATACGCACGGGATACTCAATCAATCCCAGCTGCGATTCGTTCAGCGCCACAATATCCATCGGCTCAAGGCGAGCATAATTCCATCCCAGGCGGAATTCATATTCATTCCGGACATAGATCCCACGCTGTAACTTCATCTGTGCGCAGCGCGCAGCTACAGCAGGAGCCGCGATAAAATCCCATTTTGCTGTTTGTGCTGGACGCAAACCATACTGCTCAATACAAGCCTGATCCTTTACTGTCACGGTAGTCAGGTTGTAGTCATTCGCCCGGCTGTTGTATTCAGCCTGAATCTCATTAAAGGCATCCACCTGAGCCTTGCGACGCACGATCACCGGCTGCTCTTTGTCCAGGTAGTCATCATCAGTCAGGTGATAAACCGGCGTGACATTCGGCATATAAGTTACCCCGTTGCCTGTTACAGCTTCCTCGCCGTAAGGGATAACTTTCAACAACCCATCAGAATAGACCGGTGCACAGGCCAGTGCATCCATGATGTTGGTCCAATGATCAGCAGCGGATTTTTGAGCAATAAAGGCGGGTGAAATAAACAAGCTGTTAGCGATACACCAGTTATGAAACAGGCTCAGATCACCAAATTCAGCAGCGGGTAATCCCGCGCCGTGGATCGGATGCGTCATAAAATCAATCAAGACATCTTTTGGCGCCGCATCCTCAATACTGGAGGAATACCGGCATAGGCCGCGCACTTCAAAGCTGTAGTTTCCTAATGAGGCAATGCCGGACAGCTGGTGATTGGCACTAGCCAGATAAGCCAGACCGCGATAATTCAGCGCATGATCAGCATGGTAGGTTGACATAAATCCCCACGCGGCTTGTGATGCACCCCCGTCAAAAATCGTCCAACCTCCTGCTGCAGTCAGAAGCTGTGCAACTAGCGCAGAAATCATTGCTGTCATCCCGCCGCCAATTGCAGAATTGACTGGTGATGAAGCATTCCCAGTAACCGATGCAAGCGTGGCAAATTTGTTTTTATCCTGCCAAACCGCACCGATACTCACTTCACCTGAAGCACCGCCATGACACAGGCCGAGCGCGACCGTAGCTGAGTAGGTATACGTAGTATTTGAGGTCGTTACGCCACCACCCTTCCCGCCGGATGACTGGGTGCTTGTATGGGGGGTTGCAACAAAATCCAGATAATCGATCAGATTTCCTGCGATACGAGTTTTACCGTACAGCAGCGGGATCGGCGTGCCATAGGACGATTGTTGAATCTGCATCGATCCGATGCGCGGATCCGTAGTCGCAATTGTTTGCCCGCCGCCAAATAAGTTGCCCATTATGCAGCCCTTCGCTTATATGACTTTTTAACTGCTGGACGAACACGCCAGACACTATCCAAGCGCCCGGCCAATTCGCCAGCCTGCCCATCACCCAGCACTACGCCCTGCCCGCGACAAGCATGAACGATCTCAGGCCAGATAGTGACGATCCCGGCATGCGAGGCGCAGCGACCAAAGCGATACAGCACAATGTCATCCATCTCGGGGGTGCCATCCACACGATCACAATACTGCTCCAGTCCGGCAAGATAACGCTCTTCATCTCGATGCAGCATCCAGTCCATCGGATAAGGACCAGGATCAATATGCGGAACGAGACCTGCATCCTCGAAAACTTCACAGAGCAGCATCAAGCAATCCACGCCAACGCCTTTAATTCGTCCGCGATGATGGTAAGGCGTGCAGAGCCAACCGCGCGCGATGTCAGTAACATGACTCATAGCGCAGTCTCCGGGGTAGGTACAAAAGGCTGGCCGCGAAAGTTGGCCAGATTGCCAAATGCAGCACAAGCCGCAACGGTACGCGCGCAGCCAGGACAAGCAACCACGGCATCACCTGCATGGACGGCAGCATTGAGTGGACGCATCAGGGTAAACACGCCTGACACATGATTAAGAATAGTCGATAGCGCACCCGCATTCGCACCTGATGTGAAGCGCAGCGTCCCGCCGTTAAAATAGCCTGCCGCCTGCCCCATGCCAGTGGCGACACTACGCAGGCTGGTGCTATCGAGCGAGACTGTTCCAGCAATCTCAAACGCGCCCTTGCTCAATCCGCAACCTGCATCAAACAGGCTATTCCCACAGGATGGCTGATAGACGTTGCGCGGCATCATCACATTAAGCCGTTCCATGTCTGAGCGCACTTCCATGCGCACGGTGTCGCGGGTCAGTTCGTTGATCTGCAACATCCCCTCAAAACCATGCAGCACGCCGCCACTAGTATCAGTGGGTGCATTTGCCGGCATAAAGGCGCGCTGTAACAATAAGCGTGCGCCATCCAGTCCGCCGTTATGCGCGAATGGTAAGAACGGCAGACCCGACATCAGGTGAGCACCATCCGAATGGATGTCGAGCGTCATCACATCTACCTTAAAACCGATGGCGCGCTTGATTCGTCCGCGCACGAAGATCAGATCGGTGCTGGTAAATACATGCCCACCGTAACTTAAATCCAGATCGTGCGAGGTGAAGCGATAAATCGTGTTATCGAGCAGCGTCAGGGTGTAGAGATCAGCTACATAAAACTGATTTTCAGCCAATAGGGAAATCAGCGCATTGCTGGCGGCTTTCATATTTTTACCCCCAGCGAGCCGCGCAGTTCGCATTTTTTCAGTTCCCAAAGCTGATGCATGAATTTGGAAAAATCTGCCTGATCAGCGACGAAACGGCAGCGGTAGTAATACGATCCGCTCCAGTAGATCGGCAAGCCCGCCGCCGGGGCGGTGGTAAACGTTAGCAAGCCGGTCGCTGATACAGTGTAAGCACTGGTTTCGATCGCAGTTGACCACATCATTAGACCATCACCGGTCCACATCGGCGCGTCACCATAGGCCGACCATTCCATATGCGCGACGACCAAACTGGCATTGCTGACATTGCACACTGGCTCAGTGATCCCGCCATAGGTGCGCGTCAGCTGAAAGCTACGGGTTACACCATCACCAGTGCCAATCAACTCATTGATGACTCTGTTGTCGTCCGGATCGGAAAACAGGAAGTTATCGAATGAACCGCGCCGCGCCATGAAAAACCCCATCAGGGTTTTCAATTCCGGGATTAAAAACGTGTCGCGCAAAAATTCAAACGACAGGCTGATATTCCAGATTGGAGTCGAATAATTGGCGCGGCGGATTTCGCGTCCGCTGACTGAAGTCTTGATCACTGTGGAATAGATTGGCGATTTCTGCACGGGTAGCGCTAATCCGCGCAGTGTCGGGAATACGGCGGTACTCATGCGAGGCGCGACCCGTTGCGGATCTGCTGCTGGAGTGATTTAACCAACAGCCCGCCATGATCGTTAAATAATTGACGTACGCCACGCGCATCAACAGCACTGATATTGACCGTCACCCCGCCTCCGGCCGACCCGCCGCTGGCGATCATGTCGCGCAGTGGATTAGCAATATGCGCTGGTAGCACCATCTCTGACTGGTGCAATTGCGTCATTGGATTAACGCCCGCAGGGATGTCGTAACCGCCAGATGCCGAGGCGATATTTCCCGCGACATTGGCTACCACTGCAAATGCGCCTGCTGCCATCACGGGTGCCAGGAACGGACCCACGATTGGAATTTTTGAAATACTTGCATAGACATTTGAAAGAGTTTCCCAGGCTGAATTCAAAATATTTTTGATAGACGTCATGCCGTTGGTCATCAATGATTCAGTTGATGCTGTCTTTTCAATAACCCCGCGCGCCGCTGCACCAGCTGCTGAGGCTTGTGTTCTGAAAGCTTCATTCTTAACCCAATCCACTACCATTTTCACGCCCATATTGGCGAATTCAAGCACGATGGATTGCGCCAACTGCCGTATCGCTTTATGGAGTGTCAGTGTTCCCTGGATAATTCCGTTAATGGATTTCTCAAACGCGCCGGAAATCGGGTCAAACATTTTATCGAACTGCTTTTTCTGCTCTTCAGCCAGCTTATCTGTGCGCTTTTTTTGTTCGATTTCCAGTGAAGAGCGCTGCTTTTCCATATCGAGATCGTGCTTGCGCTGAATTTCAGCGACTTTGTTCATCGCTTTCTGGTACTCAACCGGCTTATTTTTTACTAACTCAGCTTCAGCCTCTGCCGCTTTTTTCTCGATCTGAAAAAGCTCAGTATTCAAGCGCGTCTGCGAGTTGATTTCATCAGCTGCGCTGATTTGCCCAAGTTGAGCTTGACGGCGGATCCGCTCAAGTTCGATGGAGATGGATTGCGCTGCAACACGCCCCTGCTCAGCCAGTGCTTCCTGACTCATTTTCAGAGCTTCTTCAGCTGCTTTTTTTGCAGCGGCATCTGCTGCTTTATTTTTTGTCGCAGGACCGCCCCCGGTGATTGGAGACGGATTATGATCGGAAACCTTAATTTTTGACTCACCCAAGATGATACGATCTATGTCATCACGTCCTTTTTGCGCGATGACGGACATGTTTTTCATACCCTCTTCGAGCACTATACTTGCACCATCTGCACCTTCTTTCCATGCAGCTTTTGCTCCCGAGAAATCAAGTTTCAGCGCCTTATTTGCTGCCTCTGCGAAAGCGATGACGCGAGCTCCAGTCGCAGCAAGCGTCATTTTGATAAATTCAAAGGATTCCTGGAAGCCAATACGGAAACTGACCACTGCAATCTGAATCACTTTCAGCATGTTATGGAATAATTCCATTCCACTCATAGATTGGCTATTCGAGCCAAATACTGAATCAATTGCAGCACCTATCCCACTCATCACGTCCATGATGATCTGCCCTACTACCTTTATGACATCACCAATAGCGGCGAAGGCCTCAGAAGCAATTGAAACCATTCCAGGAATAAGCTCGGTGAAACTAATAATACCCTGTGTTAAATACTGAAATCCTCCCTGCTTACGCGTTCTATCAATGGCATTTTCAAAGGCATCACCCATGTTTGAGATCGCACCTGCGTAGCTGTTCATCTTCGCCGCCGCAGTACCCGCACCTTCGCGCCCCATCTCATCAATCAACTGGCGCATTACGTCACGACCCATGGTGCCTTTTTCAGACATCACCTGAATTTCAGCCGCTGTCTTTCCAGTCGCTTTAGTCAAAAGATCGTAAACAGGGATACCCGCATCAATCATCTGCAGCGTGTCTTGCCCTTGCAGCTTACCGCGAGCCCAGGCTTGACCGAGTGCCAGTGTGACGCGCTCAGCAGTATCTGCACTCTTCCCGTATTTTGCCGACGCATCTGCGACCTTCTGCAACGTACCATCCATCGGATCGAGGCCGAAGTTTTTCAGCTGCATAAATGCAGCCGTAGTCTGCTGTACGGAATAAGGGGTGTTTTGCGCGAACTGCTTGATCCAGTCGAATGATTCTTTTCCAGCTGCAGCTGAACCCATCACGGCATTAAGACGGATCTCTAGTTGTTCAAAGGTGCTGGCAACTTCGATCACATGCTGCACGCTCATCGCACTACCGATGACGGCCCCTAGGCCGGCGATCTGGCTCATGGCATTACCGATGCTGGATTTAACTGAGGATTGCAGTTTCTCAAACTGCGAATTCATATTACTGACAGACGACTGCACCTTCGACTGAAGGGCACTCATCCCGGCATCAAAATCTGCCGAGGCGATACCTATCCTGATCGAGATGTCATTTGCCATTATTATCGCCCACCGCTTTTTATAAAATCGTCCATCAATTTATCAAGGTCTTGCTGCTGCTGCGCTTCATCTGCATTTTCTTCATACTCTTTTGGCGCTTGCTGACGCTCAAAACCCATGAATTCCTGCAACATGAAACAGATGTCACCGAGAACAATGTGGGCTGGCGGGTGTTTGACCCAGTATTTAGTCAGCGCCGCCAGTTTGATCAAATCAACGTGCCAGTCGATGTAGTCCCACGTCCAACCCATCGACACCATTAAATGGCAATAGACATCATCCCAGTCTATTGGCTCGCTGCCGGAGCTTCCCCCGATTGATTTTCCGTTCCGCTATTGCCCATCACTAGATTGAATGCGTCAGGCAGATTGGCAAGATCAAGTAATTCATCCAGCTTGGACTCTGTCATCTCAGGGTAATTGCGCTGTAATGACATCAGCACAATGTCTGCCATCACCAGCATATCTGCGCCTTTTTCCTTTCCGGAAAACAGGTCTTTGTACTTGCGTACACAGGCCATCGGTACAGGCGGGGCGATGAATGTTTCGCCGCCCAGAATCAGTTCTTTACCAGCAATCAATTTGGCCATGATCAGTTAGCAATCGAGATTTCGCCCAGGGAATCGCTGTCATCTACCATCGCCTCAAAATCAAAGTTGGGGATGGTAAAATCTTCGATCTTGGTCGCCAGCAATGACAGTTTTGAGCTCACCAACTTGTTTAGCTTTACCGTTTTTGTCTTGCCGTTGAAGGTCTGGGTGAAGATACCCATAAAGGTTACAGTCGTACCAACTGGCTTATTTTGCAGGGCGATTCGGCGACCGCCGGTAGCGCTGGTATAGGTATAGTCAACCAGCACATTCACTGCATTATCGGTGGCATTGAAAGTGTAGCTCCCAAAAGCGTCACAGCTATATTCGCCGACTGCTGGCGTGGTAGTTACTTTCTTAAACGGAACACCGGTTTCGGCATGCACTACGCCAAGATCTGTACCGAAAGTGGCGACATGAGTAAGAACAACTGCACCGGCAGCAATAGCATGCGCTTCATCACTGGCCGTCAGCAGCTGGCCATCAATTGCCGTCTGACCAAAGAACACTTCATTCAGGACATCTGCATTGAATCGCGCCACGGTTACCTTGCCGGTAACTTTTGCAGTACCACGCGCGATGATCGCGGCCAGATTGCCATCACCATACAGCGTCTTGGTCGTGAACTGCATATCCAGCGCCACGTCTTGCAACTTCGCCAGCTTGCGTGGGGTACCGTCAGAACCAATTACATAAAATGCACCAGCGCCAAATACTTCCATACCCTGTTTAGTGCCCATTTCAAATCTCCTTGATTAAAAAACTACCGGCACAGAGGGCGCGGCTTCATTGCATAAATACTTGATTTCAAATTTAAGCTTGGCGACTACAGTCGGTGTTTCTCCGGTAAAGTCGTCAAGAATTTCCGTTCCGACCATCGCAACATCACGTGCCAGACCGCCTAGATTCCTGTCAGCCATCATGGCCTGCTCGACTTGCAGTGAAATAGCATCAACTGCATCCTCTACATCGAAGCTAGTGCGGGTAATCGCATCCACCTCAAACTGAACTGATCGCAGCACAATGCGCGATTCAGATTCGTGATCGTTTAAGCTACTTTTATTGCCAAATGAATCACCAACAGTCGTAAGTCGCAAAGCTGGTAGTTGATCGCTTGCCAACGGATTACCGCGACCAAAAACATTTGCCCCGGTGATCGATAAACCAGTCAGCCTGCTCTTTACTGCATCGCGGATCTGTTTACGCAAATGATCGGACATCAGGATTTCTCCAACGGTAAAACAAGCATCCCGTAACCATCCGGCTGTACGGTCGTTATTTTGTAATTAACTCCGCGTACCGTTACGGAATCGCCACGCTTAACACCAGAAAATTCAGTTGCAATCACCGTCAGCGCAGGCTTATTTCCTTCGACCATACTGAGCGGCTCAAGATAGGTAAGGTCAAACTTGGCAGAAATCGGCAAGCCTTTCCATTGCACAATCTCACCAAGATGCTTCGCGGAAACTGAATTCACGCGAGATTCCAGCGCAGCGAAGCTCATGGCCTATTACGCAGAGATCACGCCGAATGTACGCAGCTTTGCTAGGATTGCGTTGATCTTTCCCTTGTTTGCATTGGACAGCGCAACGGCTGATGCAAGGTCTGTTGCGTTAGCTGTTGCAATATCCGCTTCAGCCGCTTGCGGGCCTTCGGATGCGTCAGTCACTGCCTCGTTAAGTACTACACGAGCGGTGGTATCACCGTTTACTTTAGCCACTTCCAGCACACCGATCAGGATGCCGACCGTACCGTCTGTATCAACGCGCTTGTTTGTGTCATCCCAATACGCCTTTACGCCTTGGGAACCGGTCGCGGTGGATAGTGCAGTCAGATCAAATACGCCGCATCGTGCGAACGGGCCTGCTACACCGTTGGCCAAGTCGTTGATGGCAACACCAAAGATGCTACCTACTTGCGCGCCGTCTCCGGAGCTGACTGCATAGGGTGCGGTCAGGTCAAGCACGTCACCTTCATGGATGTAGTTCGCCGCCATGCCAACGCCGACAAAACCAAGCGCTGAGCTGGAGCCAGCATCCCAACCCATTGCCGTTGCGATGCCTGTAAAAGCCAAGCCAGCTAAAAGTGCTAGGCAAATCAATACTAATTTTTTCATTTCGTTCTCCAATATTTAGTTTCGGTCAGGCGGCGTTTAGTACGCCGCTATCACGGATTAACCTGCGTAGGCGTTCTTTGCCAGTGTGCGGTGGTCCAGCGCTTTGACTGCCGCATCCAGACGCACCTTGAACTCCACGCCGTCGATGTCCCAGCCGCCCTGCTGCTCCAGCGTCGGGGTACTAATTCCGTCAAGGTAGCTGACTTCTATGGTGTCGTGCATCGCCGGGTTGGCACAGCCGAACCAGTTGGTCGAGCTGGATGTGTCCAAACGTGCATCTTCGATGACTTCGAAGGTGCCACGTACGCTGTTTGGTGTAGTCTTGTCATTATTGGCGCCGACCTCAAATTCAGAGTTTGCCACCACGCGAGCTGTACCGCCCAGCGCCACAGGAACCAGCAGCTTGGCCAGCTTTAAGTTCAGCGCACCGCCGCCTGCAGTCTGCTTAGCCATCGCCACGCGCATCGCATCGACCGATGCGGTACTAATTGCGGCTGCGGTCGGCAGGTTGTTATGACCGGAATGGAACAGCGCCTTGCCGTCTTGCATGGTCGGGTTGCTCGTTAGGATGGCATAGACAAGATCACCTACCGTGCGGATCGCGGCACGACCCATGCCAAGCGGTATCTTGCTAAATGCATCAAGGTCATCATTGATGATGGCCTGACGGGTCAGCATGAACTTGCGGCCATAGGTCGCCAGTTGCACAGTCTCACCACGCTCGCCAACAGTGGCAAACTTGTACTCAGCGCCTTCCTTTACCTCAAGGAGCGTGGGGAAGTCGTTCAGACCAACGCGACGGCCTGCCTTGAAATCGGTCAGCGTGCCAATTGATGTCCACAACTGGAAGGTCTCTTCAGCCTCTTCGTATCCTTTGAGCATGGCCTTCTCTGCCACATTCGCCAGCAGTAGCGGGAAGTCGCTGGTAGAAGTAAATGCAGCGGCTACCACTTCCAGCTTGCTCTTACCGCGCACATCCACATGTTCGGCTGACAGACATTCGCGGGCCATATCCATCAGTGAATAGCCACGGAACTGGTTGGCACGGTCATCCTTTGCCAAATTAGCACGCGCCATGATGGCGGACTGCATACCGGCGCGGGCTTTCTCGCGATCGCCTTCCAGCATTACGATGTGCGTGCCGGCGATTGGTGATGCGCCTTTGCCCAGATGCGCGAGCAGCTTGGCATTAGCGTCCTGCACAGAACAGCTTATGTCATTTTCGCAAGCGGACTGTACTTCGCCGATACCAGCAATGGTGCTGAATTTGGCAAAGGTGGCCTTTATCTCGGTGCGGCGAGCCGCATCGGCAACCAGCGCAGCATTTGCGGCGGCCTTGATTTGTTCGTCGGTTGCGGCAGCAATTGATGCAGGTGCCGCCGGTTGATTTGCTCCGGGCATAACGGTCTCCTTGGAGGTTGGTGCGGCGGCTGCCGCGATTACATTGCCGGAAACGCCCGGCAAGGACTTAAACCGCGCAGCCAAAGCGGCGCGATCAAAACTGGCGGCCATGGGCATGGCCTGAATGATAGAAGTGACAAAGTTTTCAGCGAGTGCCTGTTCGGCGGTGTACCAGTGGTCTTCACCATCAGTGAGCAGTGCCAGCATGGCTTCAGTTGTCTGTCCGCTCTTCGCGGCGTAACTGGTAGACATTGCTTGTGCCCAGGTATCAAGCATGTCAGCAAATTCACGCAAATCAGCGCTATTTCCTGACGCATAACCCCACGGCGCATGAATCATCATCAGCGCGTTTTCGGCCATCTCGACCGTATCGCCTGCCATAGCAATCAGGCTAGCGATACTGGCGGCGATGCCATCGATCACAATAGTAGTTACAGCTTTGTGGCGCTTGATGCTGTTATAGATAGCGATACCATCGGAAACAGAACCGCCAAATGAGTTGATGCGGATGGTGATCTGCTCGACATCGAGTGCGGAAATTTCGCGCACAAAGTCGCTGGCAACGACAGAATCTCCGTACCAGCTTTCGCCGATGTCGCCATAGATCAGCACTTCAGCCGATTTCACGCCTTGCGCGGCAGCGCGAGCGCGGATGCTGTACCATTTTTGTGAATTTGCTTGCGGCATGTGTTACTCCTCAGTCGGTACGGTAGTTTGCTAGGGTCAGAGTCTCATTTACAGGGGAAAATGAGACTATTTTCAAACGGTATGGTCTGGCGGTGCGGGAGAGGCTGCGACCGCCTTCTCGTTTGCTAAATCAGATCCGAATATCAGCTTTCTTTCTTTCACATCCTTACGAAATGCAGCGATCTGCTCCAGTACATCGCGCGGATTCGCCCCGCGTTTTCTCATTACTTCCACCTCGGAAGCAAAGCCGTCTTGCACCAGCTGATGCCAGGCGTTCGCTTCCTTGAGCGGATCGATCCACGGCATCGATTGCGCAACGAATAACGCATCATCTTCGCTATGCTGTTCAATGTCAGTCGGCATACGTACTACGCCGGACAGGTGCGCGGCCAGCACGAACTGCTGCCAGACTGGCTGCACAAACTGGCCGACGAATTCATCGGTCAGTACGGCGTAATGGATCCACTGCTCGACCAGCTCCTGACGCTGCGCGGAATAGGTGCCGTTATAATCGCGTGAAATGCTGGAGTAGCTGCCGCCCAGCCCAGCAGCGACGGCGCGTAACTGGCCTTGCCGGAAGGTGACGACGTTTGGATTTGGACGGTTTGAGTCGATCAGACCAATCTCTTCGCCAATGCCAAGGTTATCGATGATCGTTCCGGGAGACAGTGACAATTCACGCGGTAAGGCATTGCCGCTGGCATCCCGCTCGGTTGAGTTAGCTGGATCGTATAAATCTGGTGAGCCTTTTTTTACATAAGCCGTCAGTGCGGCGGCGATCTTTGCCGCTATGCGCTCGGATTCTTCGTAGTCCTTGATGTCTTCCAGCCGGGTAATCACGCTTGCAAATTCCGACACGCCGCGCATCTGGCCGATGCGGTCTATCGAGGCTAGTTGCAACATGCGCGACGCGTCTATCAGCTTCAGGTCATTGGTCTGGGTGAGCGATACACGGTCATTTGGGAAAGTCTTCCAGACATAATAGCCGGTCGGTTTTCCCCAGGTATTGCGCTGGATTCCCTGGCTGATATTTTTCCCCAAGTCGTCATAACCCATAGGGATCATGTCTGCCTCAAACATCTCCAGCGAAAACGGCACGCGTGAACCGTGATCCAAAAACTGCACCGGCCCGGTCAGCGACTGGGTAAATACCTCACCGTCACGCAGCCAGCTTTTCGCCATCATGCGCTGAACCTTCGACCAGTGATGACGCTGTGTTACTTCTGGGCATAAACACCAATCGCGCCAGGAATCGCGCAGCGCCTTGGCATAGTCGTCGTTGATGCTGCCATCCTTGCGACGCGGTTGCGGCTCGATACCGATACCGTTTGGCCCGACAACATTGTTGACCAGCGTGCGCAGTGCGCCACGCGCGATGTCATGATTCTGTTCCAGGTTACGCGCCAGCGTTCGTAGTGCGACGGCGCCTTGACGGACTTGCAAATCAGGAGAGCGCTGATCTTTGGCAAATTTGCGCAGGCGTGACGGCTGTGCGGCTTCATACTGGTTCAGCACGCGGCGCGCGCTGATGCGTTTCAGACCGGCGGATGGGTTGAAAAATGAAACGAGTTTATCGAAGGGATTCAGTTTGGCGTGTTGTGGCATATCAGTTCCTACCAAACGAATCGCGGCGAACTGGTGCGTTGTTGAAACTCGCCACCGATACTGATAGCCCACCGATTCCTGCTGCGCGGTTGAGTTTGGCAACTTCACTGGCGGCGCGGCGCTCCCACTCCAGACGACCGGAACGAATCGCGCCCAGGTCTTCCATTTTCAGCATACGGTCGCCGAAGCGAACCTCTTTCCCTTCCAGTAGGGCGGATTCAGCAGTCAGATACTTGGCCAGCATGTCGGTAGCGGTGCTCATTCGGGAATCCTGTTGATTACAAGTTCGCCGAATTTAGTCGTGCTGGAGTCTCATTTACAGGGGAAAATGAGACTATTTTTTATGCTGTGTAGTCTTGATTCTAGAAAACTCCACATCAGTTCGGATCACAATCTGATCCCTCGTGATAAATTTCGTCGGTTCCGGAATTTTTGTCCCCGCTTCGGTATTATTTTCGCAGGCGTAAAAAGTTGGCGAGCCATGCATGCCGTTGCGAATCTATTGAGCCATTATTTCAGTACCGAAGGCGGCGCAACATTCATCGATAAAGGCTGCGACGGTAGGCATTAAATCGCGCAGCGGCTTACTCATCAACCACCTTTCAAATAACGATAAAACTGCGCCTTGCCAATGCCGTGCTTGCGGCACACCTCTGCCCGGTTGCGCCCGTCAAATTCGCGCAGCACCGATTCGCGCCGGGAGTCCCTGTCTAGCTTTGCGATATACACGGACTGCCCGCCGAAGTCGCTGCGGATCTGCTTCTCGATCTGTTCGGCGATATTTTCGGTAAACGAGTTTTCTGCCAGCGTATGCCGTAAAGCTGAAATTATGGTTTTTATCAGGTCGTCGCAGCAGTTCATTTAAATCCTCTCCATCCTTCTTTTACGAATTTGCTGCGCGGCACGGCCGGCTTTGGCGGCGATTTTTCTGAAGGCGTCTGCACTACTGGAATTCCGGACGCGATGATCTGATCCAGCGACGCCTCTACTTTTGCCACTTTGTATTCCCGTTCTAGCATCGCCGCCAGCCGCGCCCAGTATTTCGGGTCAGGGCGACCGGTGCGGCCACGCCCGAGATTGATGTCGCGATGCTGTCCGATGGCCCAGGCATAAACGCAGGTATCGAGCGGCTCATTGCGCTTGTGCTTTTGTCCCAGGCGCGGGATATAGCGTTTCTTGTCCGGGTCGTATACCTCCGAGAGCAGACCGTCGTAGTATTCCGGCTCCAGCCCCTGCGGAAAGTTAAAGATGCATTCGCTTTGCTGACGCTCGCCGTCCGCGCCTAGGTTGGCGAAGATGAAATCCTTGCAGTGCTCTGTGCCGACGTTCCACAACATGTAGCCGGACTTGATGACCTTGCCGGTTTTGGTCTTGGTTGGACTGCTCCCGCTGGTGGCAATAGCGCGGCCGATTCGATTAGTTGCACCCTGAACTGAGTACACGGGGATTTTGTGCGTGCCGCGCATCACAAAATCTTTTACCTGCTCGCTACGGTGGCCACGGCTGTCGATGCCGGCGGCGCGGATGCGCATCTCGCGCCCATAACTGTTGATGCGCGGCATGTGCAGCCAGGCTTGCAGTTCGTCCCACACCTGCGGGCTGGTGGTATCGCCCTGTATCTCGATCCAGTCCACGATCCACAGGCGCGGCTGTGCGTCCGGAGTGGCAGGTGCGCCCCAGCCCAACAGTGTGACAGCCAGCCATTTATCCTGTGTGTCGATGCCGGCGGTAAGCGCGAGGCAGCCGGGCGGAATGACGCCGCGCCCGTGTTCGCCAGCGCGCTTCGACAGCTCATTCGGCTTGAGTTTGTCGGTCTGGTCTTCCCACGCTTCGCCCAGATTCTGGTTGATGAAGGTCTTTAGTGATTGCGGATCTTTGTGTACACGCTTGAATTGCAGCACCAGATCGAGCCAGGATGGGCCGAGGCCGATAGGCGCATACAGCGCGCTGATGTGGTAGCTACGCACACGGCGATCCGGATGTTCGGCGATCCAGATACCGCCTTCCAGCATCGCGGGCTTGTGATGCTCATCAATGATGCAGCCCTGCTCGCAGATGTATTGCGCGGCAGTGAGCGCAGTGTTGCTGCGCACATGTGACCAGCTCAATACCTGCCGTTCGCCGCAATGCGGGCAATGTATATGGTAGCGGCGCATGTCACCCGTCTCATAGCCGCGCTCGATCAGCGAAGCGCCCTTAATCGTCGGTGTGCTGGCGAACAGTAGCTTGTGGCGCATGAAAGATTTCACCCGGGAGCGCGCCAACTCTACTGGGTCGCCCTCTTCGCCAATCTGCGCTGGGAATCGGTCAAGATCGTCCATCATCAGGTTGCGCACCGACTTTTGCGCGTAGCTATTGGGCGAATTTCCGCCCGCCAGGAACAGGATGCCGCCGGGAAAATCGATCAACTCCTTGCTGTGCGCCGCATCGCGTGAGCGCAGCCCGCCCAGCAGGTCGCGGATGCAGGCTGTGTCGGTCAGCAGCGGATTGAGCTTCTGCACCTTCCACGTATCGCGCGCCTCCAGGGTCGGCATCAGTACCATCACCGGTCCGGGCGCGTAATCCATCGTATAGCCCAGCCAGTTGACTGACATTTCAGTGACGCCGACCTGTGAGCTTTTCATGACCCACACCTCACGAACCGGTGAGTGCAGCGAAAGTGCATCCTGAATCTCGCGCAGCATCGGGTTGCGTGCCGTGCGCCAGCGCCCTACTTCGCCGCTGCCTTTGCTGGACAGCATGCGGTGATTGTCCGCCCACTGCGAAACGGTGAGACGGCCGCGCGGGCGCACACCCTTTGCGGCGGCGGCCGACATGATGTGGCGGGCAGATAGGGTCATGGCTATCCTTGCTGGTTGATCATGTTGACAACCTTCCGAATGGAGTGGCGTATAAAGGTGGAAGCCAACCTTGCTAGAATGGCTGTACCACTACATCCATTTTTCACAAGGCGACTTCCATGAAACAAAATCCACACCCACAACTGATGAGCATGATCAAGGAAAGCGGTGGACGGCTGACACTGCCCTACTACACCTTGAAAAATTTTTACTTTAAGAAAGGATGGGATGAGCTGACGGCGTGGGCTGGCGAGCATGGCGTTAAGATCTTTCCGAATCGCGTTCCACAAAGTCTGGATGACCCCGTTCGTCTTTCATTGTAAGCCAGCGCAGGCCAAGGCTTTCGATGAACGACCGAACTTCAACTTCGGTTACGTCTTCACGATGCAGGCTGCGAAATGTGGTGTATTGCGCGTTGGTCAGAATCACGCCGCGAATCTCGAAACTAGATGGCTGATCGTCGTGCTTCATTCTGCTTTTCCCCATTTTAAAATCTTGTCCGCCAGATCCGTCAGCACCTGCTCGAACGACTCCACCAGCAGGGCGCGCACCGCTTCGGTATCGCTGAGCGGCACCAGCTCAGGCGCGAGACGGTCCGGCAATATCTCCAGTGCAGCGCGAAACGATGCAGCCAGGTCGGCGGCGAACAGCCGCGCTTCTTCGGCATCCACTAGCTTGTTGATCAGCTTCTCATATTCAGCCTTTGCGGTAAGTGCCTTATATTTTTCATTGACGGCCTTTGAGGTCTGGTAGCTGTCACCGATGTGAGTTTCATTATGAGCAGCCGACGCTTGCTGCTGATCGTTTTTAGTCGTCTCTGCTGCGTTGCGACTTGGATCAGATGTTTCCGTAATTAGCGATTTCGATTTTTCAACATCAACCGATCCATCTGCCGTCATTACCAGCCGCCCAGCTTGTTTCAGCCGAGTGATGTAACTCTTATCCTTGCCGAGTAGCTTGGCAAATTCGGCCTGACTGACAAAATTACTCATTTTCGCTCTCTTTTCACTGAATCATTCTTGACTGATGGTCGGATCACCATATCCACACCAGTTATGCACTTAGTTGGCTCGGGCTCTTTTGTTCCGATCTCAATACCATTTTCACTAGCCCAAAAACTGGGCAAACCATTTACTCCAAGCCGAATCGATTTGTTGATGACATCAATACCAAACGCTGCACGACACTCATCAATAAAAGCTGTCGTGGCAGGCATATCAGCGCGGAGATTTAAAGGTTTTGCCATAGTTAAAATCTGTCCTACTTGTCCTATATGTCCGCGATCATCAAAAAACGCTGCAAGCCCCGTATTTATTAACTGTCCTACTTGTCCTATATGTCCGCGATAAAATATACGTATGCGCGCGAGATATATGTGTGCGGCTATGCTCCAATTTCACATACGCACATACGCACATGCGCGATATATCGCGGACATCGCGAACATCGCGGACAGCCGCTAATTTGTTGGCTTGCAGGTGTCCGCGATATAGCGGACATATTAGAAATTAACGCGGACACGCTCATAATTCGCACTTTTCAAAGGCTGTTTTAAATGCCTGAACGCTCCTGGTAAACCAAAGCGTTTCAGTTTCATCCAATTTTTGCGAAAATCCGCTCGCCTGTAACACTTCCGAAGGTGGGATGTATACGGTAACGGGGCGTCTACTCCCGTTCGGCGATAGAATCTGCACACGTTTTTTATCCCAGCCGGACATATGACAAACGGTTGAGGCAAAGCCCCGCTGATTCCGCTGATTTCGTTCATTGTTATCTCGACACCAGCGCATATAGGCAGCAAACAAATCCATGCCATCACTCGGACAAACTGGATAGCCAAGCTCACCATCAAGGTATTGTTTGATAAATGCAAACTCGTTAGACACACTGAGATCGATCAACCGTTGCTTTGAATCGGTCATCGGCGGGCGCTTTTTAGGGTGAAAATCACTCAGGTCAATTCCGAGCAGGTAATCATAGAAAGCTTGAATACCGCCGTTTTCCATTTCAATAAAAACGTTGTCGTAATATTCTGCTGGTAGCATCGGCGGAGTCCATACCACCAGATGACGGCGATCATCATTTTCCAGCGGAAGCGGCTGCCCTTCGTTCGATAGATAGACCACATTGATGTGATTACGCTGGCGATAGGCCGCAATATTCTTTGGGTTGATCCGGATCCATTCACCGGTAACTAATTCCTTGAGTTCATTCTTGATGTGCCACATCTCAGCACGGGTCACAACTTCCTCAGCAAGAATGAATAGCTTTGAGTCTGACCAATCGCTGTTGAACTTATCTTCCAGTCCACGCTGGTTAAGCACCGTCGAGTAATCACCATAGATTTTTGACAGCGCCTGGAATACGGTGGATTTACCCGTCCCTTGTGGCCCGTGCATGATGACCGCAGATGACATCTTTGCCCCGGGGTTTTGTAACGGGTAAGCCATCCAACACAACAGCCACTTATAAACATCATGAGAATTGCTTTCGCCGCTGCATAAATACTCAAGCAACTCCAACAAATAGACACATGAGCCGCGTTTAGGCTGGAGCGGCCATCCATTCCAGGTGTTCAATTGCACATTCGCATCATTCCCGGACGGGTCAAACCCGACCTGATCCAGAAAATATGCTCCCCGCTCCACCCAATCAGGATCACGCTTGACGTCATCCCATCGCACCCCGGCAGGCAATAGCGCCTGCATCTGCTCCTTCATGACAACTTTGTTTGTCCACTTATCGAAAAGATATTTCCCTGTCCCGTCATCCAGTGGAACGAATCGTTCGATCGCCTCATTGATCGGCATCACGGATAAGGCTTTGCGCCGACCTCCATTTTCCCCGCCCCCCTGTGGTTGAGATCCCGCGCGCGGGACAGCATCGCGCCACTTCATTTCATCAAGTTTGGCATTGATTTGGTCAGCCAGCGTGAGGGGTAACCCCGTCATCACCAGCAGATCGTTGAAGTCGGTGAGTTTTTTCCCGCCTCGTTGATCGTTGCCAGCTGCATCTGTCGGAAACGTAGGCTTTACCCAGGCACTGTTTTCGATTGCAGCACAGGAAGCGGCTGCCGCTGCGCAGCCCGGATTTCCTTCAGTCAGATAGTCGTCATCGGCACAGAACAACAGGCGCAGACGCGGGTAATCTTTGGCAAGTTGCCGCCCAGCCTTGATGAGATTATTTGCGCTGAAGGCATAAGCGATACTCTGTCCTGTTGCTTCATGCAGACTAGCCGCTGTGGCATACCCTTCCGCGATCAGCATAATTCCTTCACGTCGAACCGAACCGATCAGCCCGAACGTGCCGCCCATCGCCATACCAGTTGGCCAGAATTCTTTGTCACGCTCTATTTTGGTCCGGCGCGGATGCCCCTTCTCGTAGATGAACTGCAACCCCTGAATGACGCCCTTGGCATCATGCATCGGCACGATCAACGCGCCGGCTGCAGCCTTAATGCGGTAGAAATTTGACTCATCGATACCTTCCAACGTCATATCGCTGGTATCGTCTGGCAAAATTCGCAGCCCATGCGGCTTGATCTGTTTGATATTCAAGTACTCGTGCGACTCGCACGGGGTAGATTTTGCCCATACCGACGCCGCCCACTGGGCAGCACGCTTCACCTCTGACTTGCGAACTGCCTCTAGTTTTTTTTCAGCCTCCTTATGGGCGGCGCGCATTGCGGCACGATCATCATCGGTCAGCGCATCGTCATCATTTTTGCTGAAAGTGATCTTGCATTTCCCGTCATCGTTCCCGTGCCAGACGCCATACACGCCGACGATGTAAGTCTTGCCAGAATTAGATTGCCACTCACGAAGCCGTGTCCAGCCGCGCTTTTCAGTACCTTCATCCTCAACCTTCCAGCGCTGAATCTTTGCATCAAAATTAAGTGGGGGTACGACAATCAATCCCGCATTGCGCAGCTGCTGAAGCACTTCGTCGTAGTTTGTCCAGGTAGTCATCGTGCGGTACTCATAGCAGATGAAAATGCTGCATCAAAGTTTGGCTGAAAATCACGTGTAATAACCTCGTTCGCACTTCGCTCGAAGTCGATCACCTTTTTATAGGCGGCAGACTGAACAAAGATAAACATCGGCTTTATGGCCTGATGTGCAAAACGCTTATAGATACCGGGGTGCAAGTGGGTTGTAGTACCGACATGAACAATAAAATATTTAATATGCATTGAGCGTTTTCCGCGCCATATCGTCATCCCATTGTGTAAAAAACCCAGCATCTCGCTGATTTCTTTTCGGCTTGGATTCCCGTAGGCATCAAGCTTGATTCCAGCACCGGGAATAGCGCGCCAGCCGTGCGGTAATCCACCAATGGTTTCAATCGCCTTTTCAAATGGCTTTCGGCCACGAACTCCACCCTTGAAATGTTCTTTCAGCAATAATGACGGCGCGGTCCCACCAGCAGGCTTCATATCCTTTATTCCTACTGTCGCTATCAGGTCGCGTTTGTTCGCGATCTGGGTAAAAGTTGCACGCTTGACGTACGGGCTTGGTAAACTGAACACGCCAGCCATGTCCGACTGAAGCCGCGCCTCGACTGATTTTGCTGTCTTGGTGATCGCCAGCGCTGCCGCGAAAGGAAATTGTTCGCGCCCGATATTGCTCAGGCGACTTTTCAACTCTTCCATCCCCTCAATTTTTACCGTGATCATGGCGAGCTCAATGGGCGATCGAGTTGACTAAGTTTGAAACTCCACACCCTAGCGCAACATCGAGGCTCGGATTACCCGCAGTGGATAAACCCAGGGAGTACCTTAAAACCGGACGCTGTTGAGTGTTGCGTTGCAGAGTTGCAAGAGCGCGCAACTGTGACGCAATGCTGCGCTTACCAACCTGACGGGGAGCGGGGTTATTGATCCTCATAGCTGTACTCCTTGCGCTTGCATCGCTGCAAGGATGGCTTCAAGCCTTCCGGACTGAGCGACCATCTCGGCGAGTTCCTTGCGGATGCTGCGCAGTTCGATGGCGGTTACCCTGCCATCAGCCAGTGAGTTGGTCACGCTCTTCAGGTAGCCTGCGAACTCCTCGCAGGTCTTGACGATCGCAGATGTGATGTCCTGATCAGCTACCTCAGGCAGTTGCAACGCCATGTGCCCGTTGTCCATACACAGCGTATGCAGTGCACGGTAGTCACCTGTCAGCATCATGATCTGCTCCATGTCGCGTACTGTGACGTGATTGGTCGCATCGTTTGGGTTTAACTTATGCGACAGAACTGATGGATTAACCTGCATCCGTGCAGCCAGGGCGCGGATCGCCCCCGGATATTCGTGTGCAGACAAATAGAGTGCATCGAGCATAGACATGGCATTACTCCCTTTATATTGACGTTGTAAGTGCGCTCTTATCGGCGCATCGTTGGAACATGAAAACGAATTAACTCATTGACCGGATCAATACCCTGCAAGCCGATAACATCGCGCTGATGCAGATGCTGGCAGCAGTCATCAGGCAAAGCGGACTGGACGTGCGCAGCGAATACCGTGCGCGTTGTGAGATCGTGAAGCGGATCACTGAACCGAATGCAGACGAAGATGCTTGCGCTATCCAGCGCACTGTAATGGGAAAGGTAGAACGAGTGGTACTAGGAGAACGCAATGCGCTCAATCCAGAATAAAAAAATGCCACCGGCATTGCGACCGATGGCATTAACCGCACAGAGGCTGCGCGGGCTTCGCTCAGGGAGTAGCACGAAGATGATAGAGGCGCGCTCACAGCGCAGCCTAGATAAAAGGTGGGTATCCACTGACGTGATAGGATTGAGTTCCTACACAACGATCCATAACGAAAGGGATACCCATGATGATCTACTACCGATTCAGTACGCGCGCAGGGAATTTCTACATCCTGCAAAAGAATGGAATCTGGCATGCCATGTTCCAGGACGAAGACCTTGGGCCTTACGGCACTCCTCAGGAAGCACTGGACGATCTGGCAGGCGGTCATTCCGACTGGCCTTCCTGCGGAGATCCTTCACGATTCGAACTTCCTTCCGAGCTGGAAGACTGGGAGTTGTTACACATCCGATAAATACTCAGCATTTCCAGAAGAACTTCTTCACGACTGAGGCCATCTTCCGAGCCGGATGGCAGGGAGTTGCTACGAAGCAGATAAGCGTTCAGTATTTGCTGAATAGATTCAGTGACTCTGACCGCATCCCACAGCGGAAGAGCCAGTCTGACAATACCGCCATCCGGCATATTAAAACTGATGCCTATGACCTCGCCTTTGGTGCTGGTTGTTCCGCGCCAGGCGCACAACTTGAAATCTGGATGCAATGGCATTTACGCGGCCTCCTGTGTTTGATTGGATTCGCGGTCAGCCGATGCGCCAAACACATCCGGGCGCAACTCGTACCGGGTTACCGCGCCATTGGTGATTTCTTCGATGGCCCGGCAGTGTTCAGCAGGCGGCGTGGGCGACTCGCTGTTCAGCCAGTTCCATACGTGCGCCTGAGCAACTTTGACCACAGTTCCGTTCTGCGCATGCCAGATCCTGATTTCAGCAGCTAGTTTTACCTGACCGCCAACGAGTTCAACTGACTTTAATAGTGGGGAAATTTTCATGATGCGCTCAGAATACAACGATACTTGTTGCAAGGTCAACAATTTTCATTGTTTGACTGCTTACAACTTTGTTTGTAAAACTGTAGTTATGAATCTTTCAGAGCGAATTGTCCTAGCGCGGACACATGCGAAGCTAACACAAAGGCAATTAGCTGATTTATCTGGAGTCACTCAGCAGTCGATTTCATTGCTTGAAAAAGGAAAGCAGAAACAAACTACTGAGATCGTTTCAATAGCAGTGGCTTGCGGCGTGAGATCTGAATGGTTGGCTCTAGAGCAAGGCGAAATGGTAAACGGCTTGCATATTGAAGACGAACGCATCAAACGTGGCGTCACTATCCTGGAACAAATGCAGGCGGATAACCGACTAGACGACGCAATGGAGTTGCTTGATTCGATTGCTAAATTCAGCCGAAAAGCCAGTGGCGAGAACAAATAACGTAATTCAGCTGCAAATTCAATTAAAATTTGATTTTTAAAGAGGATTTTATGGCGCTTATTAAATGTACCGAATGCGGTAAGGAAGTTAGCGATCAGGCTAAGGCATGCCCGCAATGTGGTGCCAAGAAATTCAAGCCGAAGCCAGCGAAAAAACCTCTTGGACTTTTTGCATGGACAATGATCGCGGGATTTTCGGTTTTAGCCGCAGTTAGTTCATTCTTGCCAAAAAATACAACTCAAACACCTACTCAAACACCAGAACAGATCGCCGCAAAGACTAAGAGAGATGGTCAGTTAGAGACTGGCGCATTAGGCGCAATTGCGCTAAAGAATCGCATGAAAGACCCGGAGGCTTTCAATCTGACTGGCGCAAACGTCAAAGACAATGGCGCAACCTGCTACGAATACCGGGCTAAAAACGGCTTTGGTGCAATCTTTCCTGGCAGCGCTGTACTAACCAGCAAGGGCGATATCTATGTATCTGATCAAGGAGATAAATTTACCCGCGCCTGGAACAGGGAATGTGCAGGAAAATCAGGCGAGGATATCAAATCAAAAGTCCGGATGATGGGCGTACTTTAATTAAACCGTGACAAATACACCAACCCCAGATCTATCACACATCCGGAACCAAAACGTGCCATGAGTGTCATCGACTTCACCGACTATAAAAAGAATCTAGCCGGCAACACACCTAAAAAAATAACATTTAGGGGCGCTGTATACTTTGACGACACCAAGACTCCCTCTTCACTCAACTTCATTTTTACCATCGCAGATGGTGATGTTGCAGGAGTGATCGAAGCCGCAAAAGAATTCGGCGGCATACCCTATACCACCGATGACGGGAAAACCCTTTTTCTTCCTTGGCCACCAGCAGCCATCGAGATTGAAGATATCTAGTGAAATCTTCGGCGCTATTCACTTTCACCCCTGAAGCCTGAACGGAAGATATTTTCGACTGGCCGCGCTCTCTAACGTAGATCGCAAGGCTCTCCTGTAAAGCTTCAGCAATATTCCGTGCGCTTGCCTCATCAAGCGATACACGTACCACCCCTCCTTCGCCCATCTCAAATATTACCCCGATCCGGCCAGCCCTCCTGTCAAACCGCGTGGCTCTACCCCACATCGCCCGTTTATAGCAATTTGGCAACTTAAATAGCATTGTCATATCCTTAATTTTAACCGCCAGATGTCCTGACGGTTTTTATTTTACCTTAAATACAATTATTCTTGTTGACGTATCAACAATTATAATTGTATAGTATCTCCCATACCGCAACCACAGCGGAGATGCGCTGCCAAGGTGACGCGAGCCGTAGTCCTCCATATCGGGGCCAACACGAAAAAAAATGGATTCATGGAAGTTGACGGTGCAAGTCCATGTCTGAATAAACCGTACTGCCGGCAGCCAGATAAAACTGCCAACCAAGCAAAAACCGACAAACTTACACAGGTAAATCATCATGCCAAATTCAAAATTTAAATTTGAACTCGAACAACAGGTAACCATCACCGCCAGCGGCGAAACCGGTGAAGTAATTGGTCGCGCCGAATATGCGTATGCCGAAAAATCCTACTTTATTCGTTACAAATGCGGCAATGGCTGCGCGGTTGAAGCATGGTGGACTGAATCTGCGCTGTCTTAAAACAAAACATACCTTTTAGATAACTAAAATTACTAATTGCGAAGGAAGAAATCATGTCAAAACCTATCAACGAAACGCTGCGTCTGCTCAGCGGCGATACAGAGGGAAGCAACTTTCTCGATGATGTTTCCAACGCGATGGCCGAGCTGGTGACCGCCGTCGATTCCACCGGCAAAGGCGGCGAACTCAACATCAAGATCGTTCTGAAAAAAGCGACGCGCGGTGCTGTATCGGTAGCCGGTAAGTATTCGATCAAGAAACCGGTCACTGCGCCAGACGTTACGCTGCTGTTCAGTACGCCTGAAGGCAATCTGCTGACACAAGATCCACGTCAGCAAAATCTGGAGCTCAAAACCGTCGCCCAGGCCATTGCTGTACCACTCAAACAAGTAGGAGAAATGTAATCATGCAAGAAAATCAAGAAAATATCGCCGCTACAGTCGCGCGTGAAGCACGTAAGCCATTTCCTTTACCGGACAAACCAGCTTATGTCGCTGTTCCAGATGGCTGGAATCTTCAAGATACCGAAGCGCTTGATGCTTGTCCGCGCCGTAAAAAATCTACCGTCAGCCTGGACGACGACACCGGCTATATCGATTACATCAAGCGCCATGGCGCGCCTGACCTCACCACAATCTGGTGCGATGCAGATTATGAAAAAGGTCGTATCGGCTATACCTGCGTGCTGAATGATCATGCTGGTGATGAAGGCGGTCAGGAATGGCGTGACCATATCGCCCGTTTTACTCCGGCTCAATCGGTAGAGTGGAAACGCTGGATCGACAAAGACGGCAAGGTTATGGATCAACTTGAGTTCGCGACATTCATCGAAAACAATCTAGCTGACATTGCAACCACTGAAGGCCTGCCATCTGGTACGGACATGTTGCACATGTCTACCAACCTTGAGATTACTCAGGACTCAAGCATCAAGAGCGCAATCCGCATGCAAAGCGGCGGTGTGCGCATTAGCTATATCGAGGATGAAAACGCCGAGACGGCCAAGTTCATGGAGGTTTACAGCCAGTTTGCCATCGGCATTCCGGTGTTTCGCGGCAGCGATGCATACCAGGTAAACGCCCGCCTTAAATATCGCCTGAACGGCGGAAAGCTCAAGTTCTGGTATGAGCTGATCCGCGCAGACAAGGTAATGGAAGCGTCAGCAAAAAGCCTGACAGTGAAGATTCAGGAACAAACGACCTTTCCTATATTCCACGGCAATCCATTCGCAAGATAACTTAATACGCCCTGCCCGGCTTCGGGTAGGGAAAAGGAGAAAATCGTGCCTCAACTTCCACCAAAAGATCCGCCCCCAGACCCAGCAAATCAATATCTCCAAAAAATCGAGTTTGGCGGATTGATTTGGGAGAAGTCACGCCGATCTGATACCAATGAATACACCGCTCATCATCCGGATATTGGAGATTTGCGCATATTCCAATATCCGAAAGAATCTTCATGCGACGGAGAATGGCTTTGGAATGCTGATATAGACATCCTATTTTCCAGGGATGACGCTCCAAAATATATAGAGACGCGCGTCAGCAATATCGTGGAAACAGCAGAAGAGGCAATGGCTCACTGCCTGCGCGCCAGGGAATACTTGATCGAGGACATCAAAAAACTATCAATGCATTTTAAAGTTGGCGGTTACCCCAGCGGGTTTGAAGATGGTCAGGCGGCACTTGCTAAAAAAATTGCTGCGGTGATGCCATGACAGAAACGACTTTCTACGTGAACGTCTCTGCGGATCGGATGGATGTCTGTGATGGCGCCATCATCGCTTACATGATGACCAATCCAGACTCCAGCGTCGATGACGCTTTAGATGCCATTTTTAATGTGGGTATGAATGTCGTCATCGCCATCAACCCAACTTTCCAAAACAATCAACCAGATGAGGTCTGCATATGCTGAACCGAGCAATCCTTGTTCCGCGCCGCAAGCCATATACGCAAACGCACTGGACTGTGCGTGTAATCCGCTGCATTCAACATTTCCGATACTACCGAAAACAGAGAATGTGCATCTCCGTTTCCTGGGCGCTTGCGAGGCACACACTATGAGCACTCTTAACCTAAAAATTACCGCGTTACGCCAAGCTGCAATCGATGCTGCGGTCGAACTAGACTGGACAAAAAATGAACCAGGTGTACAGCCTGAAATTCAAGAGCGAGCAGTCAGCATCATCCAGCGCGTGTTCGCAGCCTGCGAAGCTTTAGATGAGGCTGAAAAGCCATGAGCAAGCCTAAAGCAAAGCGCGATAAAGCCTATCGCCCTAAAGGTGTGCGGATCCCGGTCACTAGTCTGCGTGATGAATTTGGCATTGTGCTGCACAGCTGCATCGTCGCTGCGCGCAATGGGCATTTCGATAAATCTCAATTTGACCGCATCGGGCAGGCGATCAATTGCGTATGGGGCGCGCTGTATTTAAAGCCGCCGAAAGACATCTCGGTGATGACGGTTGTTGAAGGTGCTATGCGCGCGATGAATGATGTATCTGAGCGCGGCGATGCAACCGGACACTGGTTGCTGCGCGATTTTGAGCAGGCCGCCGTACTGGCAGGCATCCGCAAGATCGAAGAACAACTCCCCTACATGGACGTGATGATGCTGTATCGCGCCATGCAGGAAATGAAAACGCTCTCTCTCGCAGAACGCACGATTCGCTCGGAAGATATTCAATCCATCAATATTCTCAACGAAAAAACGGGCGAAATTATCCGAATTGAAAGAGCAGCAGTAGGCAAGTTAACTAACCATAACAGCAAGGAGAATAGCAGTGAAACCAATCGAATTTGATCTTGGTGGCGGCGTAAAAATGGCGCTGCCTACCGAAACTGTCGTACGCAACCTACTCGACAGCCTACGCCAACAACCCAGCACTACCAAGTCCAGCAGCCCGAGAATAGGCGAATACCTGACAACGGAGGGCGGCATCTATGCCGGCGACATTCTGGGTGATGACAAGGTTTTGTACGGGCTAGTCATCAGCGAGGAAATCGAGATCGGCACGGCGATCTTTGGCCATGAGCATAACGGCGATCTGTCGCAATGGAATGGCCTGTCTAACACCAATACGCTGCTCGGAAAATCACCAGCTGCCGACTTAGCTGCGAATTATGAGCGCAACGGGCATTGTGACTTTTATCTGCCTGCGCGCCGTGAGCTGATGATTGCGCTGGCGAATGTTCCGCAGCTGTTCAACCCGAAAGACTATTACTGGTCAAGCACCCCGCGCGGCAATGATTGTGCGTGGGCAGTGTACTTCGAGGGCGGCATCGTCCGCAACAACACTCGGGGCAACGAGTTCCGTGTTCGCCCCTTCCGCAGATTTACCCATTAACCCATTTATCAATTTTTAACAGGAGAATCACCATGAACGAAAAGAAAATCACGGTACCCAAAATAGGCGAACTTTGGGCAGAGCAAGGCGGTATTTATTGTGGTATGCGCCTCATAGGCGGCGAGGAACATCACGTTGTCACGCCTGCCGGTATTGATCACGACCTCACTGAAAAAAATTTTGCCGCAGCGGAATCTGCACAGTTCGGCGAAATCAACGGCCATAGCGATTGGCAGACTGGTGAGCAGGAAGATTACATGCTGGCATATGTCAACGCGCGCGCGCAATTCAAGTGCGACGGCGGCATGGATAGCGTTTACTGGACACGCTCTGTTCATCACGGCTGGGCGTGGGCAGTGGACTTCGAGGACGGCACCGTCTACTACGACGGTCGGTACAACGAGTTCCGTGTTCGCCCCTTCCGCAGCTTCATCGCTTCATCAATTTAACAATTTCGCGGGCGTAGCCCGCTAAAACTATGGCACTCCATACTGACACAGCAATTTACAAGGCGACTTACCAACTGGCACAGTTGGTGATGCAACTCGTAGCAAACATGCCCAGAAACTATAAGGCAGATTTCGGCGCTGAATTGAGAAGACGTTGCATGGGGCTGGTGATGCGTACCTACGAGGCGAATACGTCGCAGGAAAAGGCACCAATCCTAAGCAAAATGCGGCAGGAAGTTGAGGCGGTTAATCTGTCTCTTCGCCTTGCTGTTGACTTGCGTCTTATATCTCATAGTCAGTATGGGAAAGCTATAGCCATCACGGCAAGCATTGGGAAGCAAGCTACCGGATGGCAGAGGAAATCGGAATGCGCTTGACGCCGACTTTGCCAAGGCAATTTGGACAACGCGCTATGAATCTGGTCGAGCCGCTAGGGTACGCCCTACCGCCATGCGCATCAGAAATATCGTCGGCGAATGCCGAAATGATTTCGCGCAGTTTTCTAATTGAAGCAATGCCTCGATTTGAAAACGTGAATAGCTTGAATATCGTGGGCAGTGGACTTCGAGAACGGCAACGTCAACAACAACAATCGGAACAACGAGTTCCGTGTTCGCCCCTTCCGCAAATTCAACCGAGATTTTCTATGGATACTGAATATTCAATCGAATTACTGGCCGAGGCATATAAAGACTGCCGCCGCCATAAACGCAACACAGACAGCGCACTCCGCTTTGAGCAGAATCTTGAGCACAACCTGATTGCTTTGCACGATGAACTGTCAGACGGCTCATATAAGCCAGGGAAAAGCATCTGCTTTGTCATCACCAAACCAAAGCCGCGCGAAGTATGGGCAGCGGACTTTCGCGACCGCATCGTGCATCACCTTCTCTACAACCGCCTTGCGCCGATATTCCACGCCAGATTTATTGTTGATAGCTGCGCCTGCATACCGGGTCGAGGCACGCTATACGGCGCAAAACGGCTTGAATCGAAGGTGCGCAGCATCACTCAGAACTGGAGCAAACATGCGTATTACCTGAAACTGGATCTGGCCAACTTCTTTGTCAGCATCGACAAGAATATCTTGCGCAAACTGATCGCAAAGCGTGTCACCGAACCGTGGTGGATGCAGCTAGCCGACACGATCCTGTTTCACGATCCGCGCCAAAACTATGAGCTGCGCGGTGAGCCTCGCATGCTCGACTTGGTGCCGTCACACAAACGTTTAACCAACCACCCAGCACACCTCGGCTTGCCGATTGGTAATCTCAGCAGCCAGTTCTTCGCCAATATCTACCTGGACGAGTTAGACCAGTTCTGCAAACACAAGCTACAGGCGCGCCACTATATCCGCTATGTGGACGACTTCCTGATTCTGCATGAATCACCGCAATGGCTCAACGCGGCCAAAGCCGAGATTGAAGAGTTTCTGTTCGACGAATTGCGTGCCAAGATTAACCCATCAAAAACCATCCTGCAGCCGGTGTCGCGCGGCGTCGACTTTGTTGGACAAGTAATTCGGCCTTGGCATAGAACGACGCGCAAACGCACCATCAATGAGGCGATGCGCCGCGTCAGCACTGTCGATAGCGCAGAACTCTACGAAACAGCGAATAGCTACTTTGGGCTTATGCGTCAGGCTACTCACAGCTATCACCAAAGAGTATTGCTATCGAATGTCCTGCGTAAACGCGGCCATACGATCAGTGCCAATTTAACCAAGACTTATAGGAAAACAGCATGACTGAACTAACCCTATTTTTATCTACCGCCTCGCTAGTCTTTGCGCTGGGGCTGCAACAGCTCAACGTACAGGGTCATCATTACATGCTGGCAGCGCTAACTAGTTTCCTAATCGGCGGCGCACAGATCTACCTGTGGCGCACTATGCCAGGCGCATCCGGAAGCGAGATCATTGCCACCCTATGCGGCGGCCCGGTCGGGATTCTGGCAGCAATGTACTCACACCCTAGGTTAGTTCGGTTTTTATTGCGGAGAAAATCATGATCACTCCTCAATATATTCTCGACATTAATGAAGAAATCATCGTCGATAATTTCGCTGGCGGAGGTGGTGCATCTACGGGTATTGAACTAGCGCTGGGGCGCCATGTAGATGTGGCTATCAATCACGATCCAGAAGCCGTATCTATGCATCAAGCAAATCACCCGCAGACGGTACACCACTGCGAATCGGTATGGGAAGTTAACCCGCGCGAAGTCATGCCAGGACGCTCAATCGGTCTGCTCTGGCTGTCACCGGACTGCAAGCACCACAGTAAGGCTAAGGGCGGAAAGCCAGTAGAGAAGAACATTCGCGGCCTCGCTTGGGTGGCACTGCGCTGGATAGCGGTACGCAAACCACGCGTCATCATGCTTGAAAACGTCGAAGAATTTCAAAAGTGGGGCCCGCTACCAAAATATCAATCGCAGGGAGCATCGGCATGAATGACATTGAAAATCAGGTAATCAATTGCATCGCAGATCAGACCGGCCACGATCCGGAACATATTAATCCATCTGACACGCTCCATTCTCTAGAAATGGATGAGATTGATCGGTGCGAACTGGCGATGATGATTGAGGATCATTTCGATATCGTAATCAAGGATGCAGACGCTGAAAAATGGAGATCCGTACAGGACGTAATCAATCACATGATAAGGGCAAAACCATGAGCGACGTATGCACAGAGCAGCGCTTCCTTACAGATGCCGCGCAGCATGAAATGACGATCATCCGCGATGATGGTGTGCACCGGCACATTCAATTCAAGCGGCCCGGTACCAGATGCTACCAGTTCGACCTGATCACATGGCCGGGATACCTATGCTACACGGGCGATATGGGAACCTATGTATTCACTCGGCTGCGCGATATGTTTGAGTTCTTTCGCACCGACCGCGCCCACCTGCGACTTAAAGACGGGCAGACGCTGGCAATCAATCCGGGCTATTGGGGTGAAAAGCTTGAGGCGGTTGATAAGTGTGACGGCTTCAAAGAGTTCAGCGAAGAAAAGTTTAAGCGCTCTGTGATGGAGTATCTAGTTCGATGGATTCGTGAAAACTACAGTGATACCGACAAGGACGAGCGGCGCGAACTATGGGATGAGGTAATGAGTCAGGTTATCGATGTTGATGATGACAATAGCGGGAGCCGTAAGCAGGCCGCAGTGCACGACTTTACACGCCATGTAAATCAGGCCCTTGACTTTGAATTCGTGGACTTCTGGGAGCACGACCTTACCGACTATTCATTCCGATTTATGTGGTGCTGCTATGCGGTGGCATGGGGCGTGCAGAAATACGACGAAAAGAAGGCAGAGCCATGCGCTCATGTTGTTTGCGAGGCCGATGTATGTGCAAAGTGTGGGGATGCAGCATGAAGGAATTTATAAAGGATGGTGTGTGATGAGCATGTTCATCTCTAGCAATGAACTCGCTGAGCTAACTGGCTACAAGGTTGGGTTCTATCAAGCACAGTGGCTCAAGGATCACGGCTACCCGTATGAGCTGACAATCAGCGGGAAACCACGTGTCCTGCGCGCATTCGTTGAAAAGCGCCTCGGGCTTGCCAGCGTAATTCCAAAGTCGCAAACTGAGCCTGACTTTTCATCCTGGAAGAGAGCCGCATAATGGTTGGGAAACGCAAGACCGCATCATCGCTACCTCCGCGCATGTATGTCTATAAAGGTAAGCGTAAGGACACTTATTACACCATCACGGCTGACAACAAACGTCTTAATCTCGGACATGAGCTGCTGCTGGCTAAGCGCAAGCTGCTTGAGCTCGAAGAAGGCCGAAGCATATCCGGAACAATCGGCGAGCTGCTGGATGACTATCTCAAAGAGGTTAAAGCCAAGGTTGAGAATGGCAAACGCTCTGCCCTGACGCTGCGTGACAATGAAGCGGAGATCACTCAACTCAAAAAAGCATTTGGCGGTATGCAGCCGAAGGATTTACAACCTGCGCACGTATGGGCTTATCTGCACAAATTCAGGGGAAAAGACGCACCGGTTCGCGCAAATCGCGAGGTTTCTTACCTACAGGCATCATTCAATTGGGCGCGAGGACAAGGAATCGTGCGAGATAACCCTTGTGTCGGCGTACAGCGCAACGAAGAGGAGTCGCGAACCCGTATGGTCAGCGACAGAGAGCTAGACGCCTTTGTGGCATTCTGCCGCACTAATGGCCATCTTGATGATGCCAGCGAGCGCAAAGATAGCAGCGACGCAGGATTGCGCATTGCTCTGTGCGCCCGTATCGCCTATCTGACAGGGAAAGCACAGGCACAAGTGCTAAGTATTCATAAAAACCAGATAACTGATGAAGGTATTTTATTTGGCCAACGCAAACGCGGCGCTGCAACACTGGTTGAGTGGACGCCGACGCTGCGCGCTACGGTAACTGAATGCCAGGCACTCCCCAGCAAGATAATCAGCATGTATCTGATACATAGCCGCAGTGGGCAGCCATACAGCACACAAGGATTCAAAGCTATGTGGCAGCGTCTAATGAAGGCGTGGCTGGAATCAGATGAGAGTAATGTGAGGTTCACTTTTCATGATCTACGCGCAAAAGCTGTCACAGATCTGATTGAAGATGGCCGAAAAGCCAGTGAATTAACCGGGCATAGAACTGAGAGTATTCCGGCTAAAGTATATGACCGCAGAGCTGTTAGAAAATCGAAGGCGGTGAAATGATCTTACAAAATTCGCGTTTTATCTTACAAAAAGCGTAAATGATAGAAATGAAAAACCCGCTAACTCATTGAATTAGCGGGTTTTATTTGGGGTGGCTGATGGGGCTCGAACCCACGACAACAGGAATCACAATCAGATTGTAAAATTATTGTAATCAATTAGTTATCAATGATAATTTGTAAGATACAGCATCAATAAAGCCAATAAATACAATGGCTGATTTTTGCATCTTACAAATTTTTCAAGTATTTTTAACCACGATTTACTGTCGCGATATTCGGATCTGCCTGCATTTTCCCGCGATACCATGAAGCGACGCCAAGCACTGTTGACATTGCTGCCATTATCGCTGCGATTGACGCAATCATTGCTGGCAAGTAGCTTAATACTTCAGGCTTAACATTAAAGAACATCACCCCGAGGTAAGCAACCACTACTGTCATCCCTGTGAGCACTGCGAGCAGCGCATAACTGAACCCAATGGCAGGCCGCCACGAATATGTCGGCCAGTGTTCAGACGCTGCCTCGGTCTGTATCGATTTATTGATGTCGGATGCGTTCTGCACGGCCAGTTGCTGGAATGATACTTCCTGAGACAGTACGGCCTGCCGGTATTGCAACACCAGCGCAGGGTCAGCCTGAAGAGCAGCAAGGGCTTGATCGCCCGTCGGCTTGCCCGTTACTGTCTGCGCGATCTCGATCGCCTTCTGCGCTACCTGTTCCGCTTTATCGCTTCCCGTTACCCACTTCGTAATCTGTGGCACGAACTGGGCAAGGGACATTGCAATCGTAATCGGGTCCATCTTAGGCCACCTTTAAACCGGCGAACGTACCGGATGAGTTGATCGTCAGGAGCTGGTTGCGCATCGTATCGGCAATGCCAATGTGCACCCAACCCTCACCGGTTGAGGGGTTGTAAAATTCAAGGATAAGCTGATCGTACTGAATGTGCGCCTCACGGATCATGTGAATTACATCGAGCAGTGTCAGACCTTGTACGTGGAAGTCGCAGGCCAGCCCTTTGGTGTGTGCACTCGTCGGCTTGCTGCCGACCATATTATTAAGGTCGGGACAACGATAGCCAGATGAGATACTAATCGGCCGCCCTATCACGGCCCTGACCTCTTCCATCTTTGCCGCGAGTTTGGTGAGATTCGCCAGGATAAATACATTCGGAGAATTGTCGATCCCTCGTCGTGCAGCTGTTTGTGATACGGTGAATTCTTCCACCATGAAGTGTTCGCTCAGTTTCATTTGTCAGCCTTTCCATCTAGTTTGTTTTCAATTCGATCAAGCTTTTTAAAAATCGCATCGCCCCAAGAACTCAGTTCAGCGCGCTTGACATACTCGCCGACCACCAGCGTCTCCATGCTATGCACTTTGTCACTCAGAGCCGCATCTTGCGCATGTAAAGATTTGACGGAATCATTAAGCCCTTTGACAAACATGCCGCCAAAAAAAGCCACGATAGCAAGAAGAGTTTCGATTATTGAGTGGGTATCCATGGTTTTCGTCTAGTTAGTTAATTGGTTATTAAATGCCACGGATCACCGGGCTTATGGCCTGAGATGGAAATCCACTTGTAATCGAGCATCTGACGTGGAATGACCGATCGCTGACGGCAATCAAGGATGTATCCAGCAGACTCGCAAACGAGGTGGTATTCCCCAGTTTCGACTTGGCAAAAAACGAGGCGGTTTTCAATGCCTAGTTCATCCAGCTTGCCACGGCACAGCAGTGCAAAGCCGTCGCAGTCGTCATGAACTTTGCCGTCAGGGCCAGCATGCGCCGCCATCTCCTTCGGTGTTGCCCAGTAGTCGATGCAGCCCCATGCAGCGAGGTCTGACTCATAGACGAAGTTATCTAACACCTCGCGGAATACATCATCGAGCGCGCTCATCAGCAGTTCACCCCGCGACTATGTGCCGCCGCACAACCGGATGGCGGCGCAACCTCATCGCCAGTAACGAATGGGGTTGGGGAGCAGGCGGAAAGAAAAATAGCCAGTAAAATATAACGCATCATTTCCTCACTTAAATTAGACTACTGGCTCAATACTGCGCAGCTCGCCGCGTACCACTTCAGACATACGATTCCCACCCAATGTATTCGGGTGTAGTAATGCCCCATCGTCATTGATAAACGTGCGGATGTTTGTCGCGTTCCAGCCTGATTTACCTTGCGTGTCGATGCAGGGTATCCCGTGATATTTGCAGGCAATGCGAATCGCATCCGCATAATCTCGCGTGGTTAATCCAATCGAATTTGTGTATGCATTAGTCCAAAATGGGGACGCTGTAACGCGGGCGTACAGCTCACCGTAGGTTGTCGTCATCATTACAATGCGAGACGCGGGGAAACGAGTTAGCAGCTTCGTTACCAGTGTATAAATCGCACCATAAAAGGTAGTTGGATCAGTTGATGCTACAGTCCCGAGAGGAATATTTTGCGCCCAGTCATTTGTGCCGCCGAGTACTGTTATCAAATCCATTGGCGTTGGAATTGCATTAATTCGAGCATCTTGACACATTGCGGTAGTGCTCCCAGATGCGCCGCTTAATGTTGTCCCAGATACACCAAAATTTGTATGAGTCATCCCTAATGACATTGCTACATTTGGCTGCCACGCATTTTGGTTGGTAATGCTATCGCCAAGTGACGCCCACAGCTTTCCAGCCCATAGCGTTACAGGAGT